GGAAATCAGAAAATGATGTTACAACGGTTGGGATTCCTGCAGGACCTTTAAGTGTTGGTCCAATGAGTGCAGCTCCAATATCAGCCACAGCGGAAGGTAAAAACGTCTGGTCTATTTCATTTGTAAATACACCAGGTGAAATTATTTTTTCGGCCATTGAATTTCTCCTAAGTTAACTTTTTAATTTTTGAGGTATATACTATTTTTGCGCATTAGTATTATTCATATATAAATATATGATTAAACTCTCAAACGATAATTTTTTTTTTATTATTCAGATTTATTTGGTGTGAATACACCTGTTTCTGGATTTAAAGAACCTTGTCCATACTTATTAGTAATTCCATCAAGAAATTTCTTTTCATCATCTTGAATTGATTTCAAAGATTCTTCTAATTCAACTTCTTGTTCGTCTAATCTGATTTGAGCTAATTTTAATTGTCCGAATTGATTTTGAACATTTGCATAACTTTGTTGTATATCTTGAACTTGTTTAAGTTCTTCTTCTGTGAATTTTACTTCTTCTGGCATTTATAACCTCCATTAATGTTTCATATATAAATATATATAAATTTTCAAAACAAGTGATTTATTTTCCTACTTGTTCGTCTGTAGCATCACCCTCAAACCCAAACACAACTCTTGATGGTGTAAGTGCTTTTGAAGTTTCATTAGTTGTTCCAAATATATTACTTGTAAATTCAGGTATTACATATGCTTTTATTGATAAACCAAATTCAGTTTTTATTAATCGTTCACCATCTTGATTCATTTCAGATGCATCACTTATACTACCATCCAATGAAGATAAAAATTTATATTGTTCTGAATCACCAAAGTATGTTCCAATATGTTCAAGAAATAAATCACTTAATATATTCATTTGTTCAATATAATTAGTCATCATTACTACTGAATAATTACAAACTACGTGGTCTGGCATTCCAGTATAAATAACTTCTTGTACGGGTTTAAGTCCTCTTTGAACTGAAAATCTATCATATTGATTATCTTTTGACCAGGCATTACTTCTAGCTACTTTTATAAATTCACCTTTTACATCGTGGTCGAAAGACATAGGCATATTATCATCAAAAGAAACATCAGTTCTTCTAAACATAATTAATGGTAATATTAATGAGCCATTTTTATCTCTTAACACACCCCTTTTTCTAAAATTTTTCCATCTTTCCTCATTACCATAATAAACAGGAACTTTAATTATTTCGTTAGCTTCTTTTATTTTTGGTTTCATTACATTTTTCATATGAGTCATTACAGATGTATCAATATCTTTTAATGTTACAGCAAAATTATTATTAAAATCTTTTCCTGGAGTTAATGTCTGTTTTGCATTACCACGAACTCTATTAGTTTTTGTAGACACTTGTGTGGCTCTATTAACTGACTCCCTATTAAGTGTTTGTTTATTTGTTATTTTATTAACGGCCATTTCGTCTTCTCAGTTTTTTAAGTTTATCTAATTTGTTATTAACTTTACCCTTTACTTCTTCTGATTTAATACTACTCATATCAGCTTTACCAATTGCAATTTCTTTTTTAATATCTACTTCAATAGCTTTTACACCTGTTTGACTCGGTGAATCAAAGTTATCCAACTTATTCATCAACTTACCCATCATTTGTTCCATTTGTAGATTACCATTTGGTTCGGGTATGTAAGTGTGTTTTCTTTCACCATACATATCTTCATCCTCTTGCACATTACCACTCACCTCTTGTTTTGGTTTAGGTTTTTCTACAAAGTTAGGATTTGAAGTATCATACTTAGTAATCTTTTTTCCTGTTATTTGTTGAACAGCCATTGGTTATCCTTATACACTTATACTTGTTCTATTGATAAAATAGTCTTGTAATTTTCCAAGTTGCCCACCATCTAACGCTTTTTCATAAATAGCCATTTCATATATGTTTCCTTCGAATCCCGTACTACTATTTCCAAAACCAAGTTCATTAATGGTTTGTAAAATGTTTTCATCATAATCATCACTTGTTCCTAAAGATGTTTTGTTTATAAACCACTCCACTTGTCCAAATCCATCATCACTATTGAATGGTTTTTTTCTACAAGTTAATAAAAGTTTTGTGCCTTGTAAAATTGTACCATCTGCAGGTGTAACTGTTGTAGATACACTATTAGTCCCATCATTACCCTTTACTAAAAGGTTAGCTCTATTGGCATTAACATACAAAATCTCAATCAAATCATTTCCAGCAGTATCTTTTAGTAACACTTGACGATTCTCACTACCAAAACTAAGTGCAAAAAACAATGTAAATTCAGATAAAGCTAAACCAGTTGTAAAATCCATATGGTCTAAATTATCACTATTTCTTTTAAATTGTAAACTATTTACTGATGCATTGTATTCAGGTTGTGCATTAGCAGTACCTTGTGTTAAATGATTATTGTTATCACTTAAATCATCCCATTGACTAACAGCAGCTCCACTTGAAAGACTAGATAGTGTTGAAAATGAATAATATCCTTTTAAATTACCAACTGTTAATGGTAATAATGCAGTGGATGAGGCTTCTAGGTTCATTCGTGAGTGTCTGTCGTGTTTTCTTCTCTCATCTTCTAAATATAAATTATTATTTTCATTAAATATTTTTTTAGCTATTTTATGATTTAATTCATTTAAATATTTATTTTCTGGTATTTCTATCCATTGTTTCCAAGACAGTGGTTTTGGACCTTGTTTTTGTTTTGATACCTCTTTTAACATTGAAATTAAATTATCTGTATTAAATAATTTTGATTTCATTTGTGGAACTTGTTTATAATTACTTTTAGTATTTTTAACCACCTGCTGAAATTGTTCTGCTTCTTGTAATCTTTTTTCCAAAACAGATTTGTCTTCAACTGTTTCAGATAATGAAATTACTTTATTTGAAAGTATATCCACTTCACTTTGTAATTCTGAAATTGTATCTTCTTTACTATCAATTTCTTTTTGAAATTTACCATTTTCTACAATTAAGGAATTTTCACTTTGTTGTAATTTATCACTTAACTCATTGATTACTTCGTTACTCTTATCATTTTTTGTTTTTAACTCTTTTATTATATCAGTAACTTGTTTTATTTTTTTATTTTTTTCTTTTAATATTTGTTTCTGTTCACTTATAAGTTGATTTTTATCTTTTATTTGGCTTTCAAAATTATTTATTTCAAATAAATATTCTTTATAAGTTTTTCTAATTTCTAACTTTAATTCTTTTTTAGAATTTTTTGAATTTTGTAATTTTGCAGCTAAACGATTTATTTTATTTTTTGCCTCTTTTAAAATATTGTTAGAGTTATTAATTATTTTATCTTTATATTCAAGTCTTTCATTTTTTTTGTTAATTTGTTCTTGTAAAGAATAATTTTCACTTTCAAGTTCTTCAATATCATATTTTCTTTCATTTATTTTATTTTCAAACTCTTTTTGTTTTGTAGAAAATAATCCAGTTTCAAAATTTCTAGCTTTATTTAACTCTTGTAAAAGATTAGTTTTTTCATTTTCTAAATTTACCACTTGATTTGATAAGTTGTTAGTTTCTTCCTCTAAATTTTTAATAGTCTTTTCTCTATAATCTATCTCTTGTTCATATTTGATAGTTGTTAGTTTTCCATTAAATCTTTCTTTTAAAATATCTAAACTCATTATTTAGGCCTTTCCTCTATTTGTAACGATGATAATCTTGAACGATGTGCTGTCGCTACAATGTTATGTTTAAAGTTCGGATGTCCTCCGAATAATTTTGGTTCTGTTGTTCCATTAATTTCCCAATAGTAATCATTCCAATCCACAATATCACCATTCTCAGGATAAAAATTCAATGAACCACTTGATAAATTTTCTCTTTGAAAGAACATTGTTATATTTGAATTTAAATCTGCTCCAAACTCGTCTTGTTCTATCGTAGGTTCAGCATATTCAATCAAACAATTGACTCTGAATCCTATATCATAGTATTTAGCGGTTGATTCACCATACATATTATCTTCAGTTTTATCAATATTCACTTTATAAATATCAACTGATTGTCCAATAATTTCATCAATTAATTCTTCATTCATTTGATTTAATAAATCAAATTCTTTTTGTGGTATAAAAAATGGTTTTGTTTGAGACATTTAATTATCCTATGTATATTTTTAATGGAGCTTTATTTAATACTTCCTGTTGAGCATTTGCAACTTCTTGTTCTGTAATTGCTTGTTCTTTTTTACTAACAGCTTCTAAGAAATTATTTAATTCTTCTAATAAATTTGCTTTCTCTTCTCTACCTTCTGCCTTTAAAGCTTCACCATCCATAGAGACTTCTCCATTTGGTAATGGTAATGAAGCATATTTACTTCTAATAATTCCTAATAATTCTTTTGACAATGCTAAAGTATATTTTCTAATCCAATTTCTACCCATTGAATTTATTTCATTATATACAATAAATTTATATGGTATGTTTGATGGGTCAGATACTTTACCACTTGTCTTAGTTTGAGTAACATCCGTCATATCTTCTCGTCTATAATAATGAAAATATATTTTATCACCAGCATCTTTTGATGTAGGTTTTGGAAATATCCTCATTTTATTATTTACTAATTCAAATGAATATGCAGATTTTCTAATCAAGTCATTTGTTTCAATCGCATTAGCTCTAGCCAAATCATATGATATTGGTCTTAATATGTAAGACACTGCTGGTGATACACTACCAAATCCAAAAGAATCTAATAATTCAATGTTATCATAAGTTCCAGCAAAAGGGTCATAAAATTTAGATATTGCAGCGGGTGCTTGATTAAATACTCTTTGAACCACCATTGGATTTGTAGTTGTAACACTTGACTCTAAATTAGCCTCACTTGGTAAATCATAAACTTGTTGAGATGATGTAATGGTTATTGAACCTGTAAACATTGTAGTGTTTCCTCCAACATTTACAGCTTGTCCGTATTGTTCTGCTAAGGTAAATAAAGACATTCCACCCACAGGAGTTTCAGCTTGATGTGAACCTGTTGAACTCATTCCAGTGGTGGTATCAGTATTTCCGTAATGTTCCCACATCCAATTCTTTGTATTGTAATGATTGATTTGTTGTGAATATTCTGATACTGCTTCTTCTAAACAAGCATATATAGAACCACTATTAAATTCAAGTTGCATAACTGGATGTCCAAGTTTTGTTGCAACATATTTACAAACCGTTAAACTATCGGTTTGAAATTCTGAATCTGCATCGTAAATTCCGTGTGGTGTAGAACCAGTTACTTGTAAAGTTGCTGTTGGGTCTTCATATAAAAATTGAAATTTTGACATTAATTTCTCCAAAATGGGTATAATTGTTCATATATAAATATCAATTAAAACAAAAAAGGGTAAGAAATAAATCTTACCCTTTTAAGTTGTTTAATAATATAAAATACTATTAATTATGTAGCTGTTGGTGTATCGTTTAAATCACCTTTAATATACCACTCAGTACCATCAGTAACACATTCAAGTTGTTCTCCAAGAACACAGTTTGCAAGAGTAATAGCTTGTTTACTATCAAAACTTGTTCTAGCTAATGTTGTACCATTAGTATTATCCAAACCAGTATAATTCAATAATGAAGTTCCAGCTGAAGATGATATAACATGCGCGTGTGCTGTAGCGAATACCAGTTTGAAATTAAGTCCTGCTTCTACAACTGGTAATGTTATTACTCTAGCACCACCACCTACAAATACTGTAGCACCTGATTGAGCCGCTGTTAGTGTTACACTAGCTCCAGTAGCACTACCAACGATTTGATTTTTAGCACCAGTTAGTGTTCCACCACCTGACAACGTTGCATCACCTGTTATTGTAACAGCACCATCAATTTTCCCACCATCTCTTAACGATACTTCACTTTCTCTGTTGGTAATTTTATATTTACCTATTCTTTTTGCCATTTTTATTTCTCCTAATGTTGAGTCACTACTCTCAGGATTGTTAATTTTTTTTATACTAACCTTGTTTAGTGACTACTTAGGCTAGTAAATTACATTTTATAATTCATATATAAATATCAAATATATATGAAAAACCCCCACAAAAAGTAGGGGTTTTTCAACTAAGTTAACCTCCTTATATTAAGAGGTTAGTAAAGAATTAATTAACTTATACTAAGTTTAAGTCTTTACAATTAATTGTACCATAAAACTCTGGTCTAATCATTTTCTTAGCATATCGAGTCATTACACCTTTTCTTGGTGTGAAATCCTCAGGGTCATATACTAATGGAGTCATAATTAGTGGTACATATGGTGAGTATACCGCACCAGTTTCTAAGAAATTACTTCCTCTGAAACCAACAAGTATTTTGTTCTCAGTCATATATGGGTTTTTGTAAACAGTGAATCTATTATTCATAGTTCCTGCTACTTGAACACCAGCAGCAAACTGAGATTTATTCCCATCTGTACTTACCATGTATCCAGGTATTGATTCTAAGATTGTTGCAACAGTCGGAGAAACAACTACGAAGTTAGCACCACCTCTAAGAGTTAATCTTTGGATTTCGTTAGAAACCT